TGTAACCTCCCCTCGGTAGAGGTATGGGTAAGAAAAGAATATCTTACCGATCATCAATCTGGACATGGTGAATTTGTTAAGGGCGTTTGGGTATCGTGTAAATCGATTCCTGGACGTGCTTTTTACTTTGAAACTTACTTACCAGAGTATGCTGCGATGTATGATAAATTGCCTATCAGTGCCTTTGTAAGTGCCCCTAAGACGCCTTCTCCTGATATGAACCTACCTAACCTACAATTCTGGAATTGTATGGACTATGGTGTCATGTCGATTCATAAGCAATTTATTGGATCCATGGATTTTGAGTGTTACACAAGAGATCATGGTATTGTAAAAGGTGAATATATTTGCACAATAGATAATTATCATCAGGATTGCGACCAGATTGATTATGCAACTAGTGAAAATCCAGCTGAACACAAGTCGCATAACTTGATTGAACTTGAAAATGGTCAATATGCACTATATCCTAACAATAGAATGCGTATCTTTGACAACAGTTTGACACCTGTTGATCCAAAAATGCCTGATTTTAAAGTATCAACTCAATATTATAGTGTTGAAAATGGTTTTGAGCGACTCGGTATGGGTCGTGAAGACGAATATTTTTGGAAAACCGCCAAAGAACGCGAAAATTCACAAAAAGAGGAAGAAAATGACTCCGAATAACGATTTTTTAGACAATTTAGGTAACGATCAGCATCAAAAAATGCTTCGTGAGATCGCAAATGACGATCAAACGCCAAAAAAACGCGATTCACGCCAAAATACTGAACTTTTTGAGACTGAAGAGGAATATACCATTATTCCCCCTCAAACCTTGAATGAATTTTGATGAAATACCTTGATAAATAAGATATAATCGCCGTATTTTTGTGCCTCTAGAAAGGGTAAGTCAAGGATTTAAAGATATTAGTATGTCATTTAAGGCAAATCCCTTGAATGATGATTTGATTGCGCTTAAAAATGCAAATGCCATCTCCAGATCAATTCGTAATATTGTTTTTACTGTTCCTGGAGAAAAGTTTTTTCAAGAAGACTTTGGTTCTGATGTAAGTCAATCCTTGTTTGAAAATCTGGATGACATTTCTGCTTCTACTATTAGAGATCAAATTCAAAGATCGATTAATAATTTTGAAGATAGAGTAAATTTAAGAGAAGTAAAAGTTCTTCCCGATTTTGATGGAAATGCATTTGATGTAATTATTAGATATGACATTGTTGGCGCTGACATCCCTCCACAAGAGTTACAATTCGTCTTGCAGTCAAATAGATAAAAATGCCACTCGCCAATTTCTCTAACTTAGATTTCGATCAAGTTAAAACAACACTTCGAGATTATCTTAAGTCAAATTCCAATTTTACGGATTATGACTTTGAAGGGTCTAACCTTTCAACTATTCTTGATGTATTAGCATACAACACTTATATTTCCTCATACAACGCAAACATGGTTGCGAATGAGGTTTTTATTGATACCGCAACTTTAAGAGAAAATATTGTTGCATTAGCGAGAAATATAGGTTATGTTCCTAGATCTAGAAAATCGGCAAGAGCAACGGTTAGTTTTTTCGTAGATACGAGCAATATTTTACCAACTCCTTCTAGTATTACCCTTAACAAAGGTATTGTCGCAACAACAACTGGTAGTTTTGGTAATGAATCAAAAACTTTTTGTATTTTAGACGATATTACGGTTCCAGTATTCAATAATATCGCAAGTTTTAATGATATTTCAATTTATGAAGGAACTCTATTGAGTTCTAATTTTACATATAGCACTAGAATTCCTAATCAAAAATTTATTTTACCAAATTCTGGTGTTGATACGTCTCTTATCTCTGTAACTGTCAAAAATAACGAAAATTCCTCTGCTTCAACAAAATATTCTAGTCAAGATAGTTTATTTGACATTGGTGGAGAATCAAAAGTTTATTTTCTTCAAGAAATTTCTGACGAAAGGTATGAAATTTTCTTTGGAGACAATATTTTTGGTAAGAAACTTGAGGAGGGTAATTATATCACTGCAAATTATATTACTTCAAGCGGCGATGGTGGAAATGGTATTACTTCGTTCCAGTTTTCGGGCAGATTGACGTATACAAGGAACGCAGAGACATATACAGTTACATCGGGCATATCACTCCTTACGACCGGTTTAACGTCCTCTGGGGGCGATATAATCGAGTCTGTGGAGTCTATTCGTAGGTATGCTCCAAGGATCTATGCATCACAAAATAGAGCACTTACAGCAGATGATTATGAAACACTAATTCCTGCAAGAATTTATACTGAAACGGAGTCTATTTCCGTTTTTGGTGGTGAAGAGTTAGTTCCTCCTCAATATGGAAAGGTGTTTATTAGTATTAAACCAAGAACTGGTGATTTTTTACCCAATCTCATCAAGCAAAAAATAAAGAACAAATTAAAGAAATTTGCCGTTGCTGGCATTGTTCCAGAAATACTTGATCTCAAATATCTTTACATTGAAGTTGACTCTAAAGTATATTATAATACAAATATGGCAGAGTCGTCAGCATTTGTGTCGTCTGTGGTTCAAAATAATGCTAACAAGTACGCTGAATCATCTGAACTTAATAAGTATGGCGCTAGATTTAAATACAGTAAGTTTTTAAAAATTGTTGACGATAGTCACGAATCAGTTACTTCAAATATTACAACTCTTCGCATGAGAAGAGATTTGAGAGTTGTCCTTAATGGTTTTGCTGAATATCAAATTGGATTTGGTAATAGATTCCAAGTCAAAGATCCTGATGGATTTAATATTAAAACATCTGCATTTAAAGTTGATGGAATTGCACAAGATGTTTACTTAGGAGATTTACCAAGACCTGATAGGGAAACAGGAACTCTTTTCTTCTTTACTCTCCCCGCAGTTGGATCACAGACTCCAACAATCATTAGAAGAAATGTTGGTTTTATTGATTATATAAATGGTGTTATAACAATAAATCCTGTTAATATTCAAGGTGGTATGGTGAAAGATGGACAGACAATTATAGAAATTGAAGCAACACCTAGTTCAAATGATGTTATTGGATTACAGGATCTTTATTTGCAACTAGATATAAGTAACAGTAATTTTGAAACTGTTGTGGATGAAATTTCTTCGGGATTAGATCCTGCAGGATCAACTTATATTGTAACTTCAAGTTATCCAAATGGTAATCTTGTAAGAGAGGGTGGTAGAGGATCTATTGTAAGAACTTCTACACCAACAACAACAAGTTCTAGACCTACCACTACTACTTCAACCACAACAACATCTGTACCTTCAACTACCGTTAGCACTTCTGGTTCATCAACAGGTGGATCTGGATCAGGCGGCGGAAGCGGTTACTAATCAATAAGGATAAAATGTCAGAGAAAAGAATTCAAATCAATTCCGTTGTAAAAAACCAAGTCCCTCAGTATGTTAGAGAGGACTTTCCTTTAGTAACCGAATTTTTAAAGCAATATTATATCGCTCAAGAATATCAAGGAGCTCCTCTTGATCTTCTGCAAAATATTGACAAGTATGTCAAGATTGACGAAACTACAAACTTATCAACACATGTTGGATTAAGCACTGTTCTTAATCCATTTGAAAGTGTTATAAACATTGACCTTTCAAAATATCCTGCAGGAACTGATGGGTTTCCTGATACATATGGTCTTCTTAAAATTGATGATGAAATTATTACTTACACCGGAAAAACAAAATCATCTTTCACTGGGTGTGTAAGAGGTTTTAGTGGTATTACTTCATATACATCTCCATCAAATCCAGAGCAGTTGGTTTTTGATACGAGTGTTGGCGCTGCACACACTTTTGGAGCAAGAGTTGACAATCTATCCAATTTATTCCTAAAAGAATTTTTAACTAAAACAAAGTCTCAAATTTTACCAGGACTTGAAAACCGTACCTTAAATCAAAATTTAAATCAAAACGTTTTTCTTAAAAATTCAAGAGATTTTTACTTAAGTAAAGGAACTGATAGATCATACGAAATTTTATTTAAAGCACTTTACTCTGAGAATGTAAAAGTTGTTAGACCAGGAGAATTTTTATTTACTCCTTCAAATGCTCAGTATAATGTCACAAATGATTTGGTTGTAGAACCAGTTAAGGGAGATCCAGTCAATCTTGAATTGATGACTCTTTATCAAGATGCGTATGATGATCAAGAAAAAGCATATGCTCCAATATCTAATGTTGAAACCATTATTACGGGCACCGGACAAACATTTTACAGATTGAGTGTGGATGCTGGATCCAATAAAGATATTAGAGTAGATGGATCAATATATGGTGAATTTGGAGTTCAACCAAAAACCAGATTAATCGGTAATGCAGGAATTGGTCTTACTGTTCTTGATGTTGACTCAACTATTGGTTTTGCAACCAGTGGCACACTATTTGTAACATTTAACGATACTACAACCGGAATTGTTTCATATACTTCAAAGTCTAGTAATCAATTTTTTGGAGTTACTGGAGTTGGTAAGACAATTCTTGACTCTGCTATTGTAGGGGTTAACACTTTTGCATATGGAAGATCTAAAAATAATTTTGATGAAACTATTGAAGTAAGAATTAATAATGTAATTGTTGATTGTGAACATCCAAATACTTTTCACCATGGAATTAATGACACCATTCAAATTAACACCCTAGGTATAGCAAATACGACATTCAAATACCGTAATTGGTATTATAATACCGCTCCAACTTATAATGTATCAGCGATAAATTTAGTTGATGCATCTGATAACCTTTATCGGATTTATTTTGATAAAAATCATTATTTCAAAGTTGGTGATAGATTAACTTTAACAAGTAATGTTTCTGGTGACAAACCGTTATCTACCATCACAAAAATTGTTACAGAGAAATCTGTATTAATAAAAGGGCAAGGACAGATAAATCTTGTAGAAAAATTTGTTGCTAAAAGATCTCTTTTAAAAGCCGAATCAAATAATTTTCCTGGTGCGGCAATATATTCCTCGAACGTACAAAATTTATATAAGAAAAAATATGAAGATGACATTATTGTAGCATCTTCCTCTATACCATTTTATAATGGCAACTCTTTAAATGTTACATCCAGATCAGTTACTTTTTCTGGAAGTTTTGTAGGTAGTGAATTTGAAATTGTTTCTACAGGAGACCATGGTTTTTATACGGGAGATGCTTTATACTACACTCCTGAATCTGTAGAGGAAACATCAGTTAATAGACAAACCGGAATATCAACCACTAAAACCGTTCTTGGTACATCTTTGTTTGACGGAAACGACGGAGGAGAGGGTTTATATTTTGTTGAAAGAGTATCTCCAAGAAAAATTAAACTAGCAAAAAGCAGAACTGAACTTTATAATTCAAACTATATCACTCTTTCTAGTGCGCGTCCCGTTACAAATAGCAGATTTGATTTATATGATTTTAGAAAAAGAACTCTTGAAACTCAAAAACTTTATAGAAAACTTCTACCACCAGTAGCAGCACATACTGTAAATACAACCAATCCAGGTTTCACTGGTATTTTAATTAATGGTGTTGAAATATTAAATTATAAATCAAAAGACGTAGTAAAATACGGAGAGATTAAAAAAATTGATGTATTAAGTGGTGGTGATGGTTATGACGTTATTAACCCTCCCATACTTAAGATCAATGATTCGGTTGGCACAGGAGCGACTGGTACAGTTTCTGTTTCTGGAGTTTTAGAGGAAATAAGACTAATTGATCCTGGATTTGATTATCAAGAAATTCCTAGAATTACAATTACTGGTGGTGGTGGATCAGGTGCTGAAGCAAGTGTGTCTCTTAAAAGTGTTGAGCACAAAATTTCATTTAAATCCAGTTCAGTGGGAGGAAATGTTGGTCTTGGCACCACAGGATCTTTGCCATCTACCATTGGTTTTGGAACTTTCCACAAGTTTAAAACTGGGGAAAAAGTTCTCTACATTTCAGATAATCAAACAGTAGTTGGTGGACTTACGACTAATACGTCTTATTTTGTATCTCAAGTAGGACTATCAACAATTAGACTACACCCAACTCAAGAGGATGCTGTTTCTGGTATTAATACCATAGTGCTTTCATCTTTTGGATCTGGTATTCAATTTATAAAAGCAATTAAAGACAAAAAAATTATTGAATCTATCACCGTTCTCTCTGATGGAGAAGGATATAAAAATAATAAAAGAACAATAACACCTGCAGGTATTAATACATCTTCAAATATTATCAATGTTGTTAGTCATGATTTTAATTCAGGTGACATTGTAAATTATACCTGCAATGGAACTGCACCAACTGGACTAACAACGAATACTCAATATTATATTACAAAAATTGATGACGACAATTTCAAGTTGTCTGAAGTAGGTGTCACAACTGAAAAAGATAGTTTCTTTAAAACAAAAAGATATGTTGATTTATCAACCGCTGGTGTTGGAACACATTTCTTTAACTATCCAGATATTGAAGTATCATTGGTCGGAAGAGTTGGTGTAGCGTCAACTGGAAATATTAATTTTGAAGCAAAAGTACAACCAATTTTTAGAGGTCAAATAACATCCGTTGATTTGACTGAAAATGGCGTTGGTTATGGTGCGTCTGAGATTTTAAATTTTGAAAGACTTCCAAATGTTGTAACTGGTATTGGATCTGATGCACAACTAAGACCAATTATTAAAAATGGTGCAATTGAGGAAATTGTTGTAGAAAGTAATGGCACTGGATATATTTCAACTCCTGATATTGTTATCAATGGAGATGGAGTTGGAGCAGTTGTTACACCAGTTTTAAAGACTGTTGGATCAGGTTCCACAGAAACGAAGGCAATAGACTATATTAAGATAATTTCTGGTGGTAATAATTATTCGCAAAATACTACTACCGCAACAATTGAACAACCTGGTTCTGGAGTTCAATTCTTCCCAATTATTCAAGAATGGAGAGTTAATTTAGTAAATAGATTTTTTGAAACTGAAAAAATAACCTCAGATGATGGATTTATTTCTAGAGGTACAAATGATGCATATGGTTTACAATATGCTCACCTATACGCTCCTAGACCTCTTAGAGAGAGTGTTCATCCTAGTGATCAGGTAGGTAATGTTATATACAGAAAAAATGATATTATCAAAGAGAATGGAATTGAAGTAGCATCTTCTAATCATTCACCAATTATCGGATGGGCATATGATGGAAATCCAATTTACGGACCATATGGATTCTCGGGTAAAAATGGTGGTGTAGTTACCCAAATGAAATCTGGATACAAAGAAGACTCTCTAAGCAAATCTCAGAGACCTCCTATTTCAGTTTTTCCGGGTGGATATTTTGTTGAGGATTATACTTATAAAAAATTAGTCGATGAATCTGTTCTTGATAAAAACAATGGAAGATTCTGTGCTACGCCAGAGTTTCCCAATGGAACATATGCATACTTTGCAACGATTGACGATTCTCTTGCTCAGGGTCAAGGATCAGTTTTTTCTGGATTTAAATTGCCAGTTTTCCCTTACCTTATAGGTGAAGCATATCATTCAAAACCAGAACTTTTTAATTTTAGTTCTGAGTCAAATCAAGATGTTTTTAAAATTGAAGATTTTGATTATTGTAGAAGCACTGATCCGTATAATTTAATTGATGGGGATGTTTCCTACTCCTACATTACAACACCAAATAAATTAAACCAAAAAGTTGAAGTAACATCAGTTACTCCTGGAAAGGTAGAAAAAATTGGAATTGAAACTGGAGGCACTGGTTATAAAGTTGGCGATAAGGTTGTATTTAATAATGAAAATACTAAATTCTTTAGCGGTGCTATTGCTAAAGTAGCAACTTTGAAAGGTAAGCAAGTTGAAAATATTAGTGTTGCTACGAGCACAATTTCAAACGTTGAAATATATCCTGCTTCAAAAAATGACTATTTTGTTGTTGCAGAAAATCCACATAATTTCAAAAAATTTGATAATGTTGTTATAACTGGTTTATCAACAACTTCATCTAAGATTGGTGGATTTTATTCTGCAGGAATTTCTTCAAATAGATTAGCGTTGGTCGGAGTTGGCACCTCCTCTTCTGGAGTAGGAACTGTTGGAGCAACTGGCATTGTCACTTACTTTAAAGTGAGTGGTAATATTGACTATCCTCAAATCAGAGAGAATGATATTCTTGGGATTGGAACAGAACAAGTAAAAGTTTTAAATGTTGATACTTTAAACTCAAGAATCAGAGTTCTTAGAGGTATTAATGGTGTTGTTGGAGCATCACACACTATTACAAGTGTTCTTCTTGAAAATCCAAGAAAACTCACCATCTCTGCAGGGTTTAACACAACTTATGCACCAAGATTAAACAAAGAAATTTACTTTGATCCCTCCGAAAGTGTGGGACTTGGAACAGCAGTGGGTGTTGGTATTGGTTCTACGATTATATTTGCAAATCCTGGTGCTGGACTGACAAGAATTGATATTCCCACAAAAGCAATTTACATTAAGGATCATGGATTACAAACAGGAGATCAACTAACATACTCACCAGGAAATGGAAGTGGTATCGATGTTTTGAATATTGTTGGCGCGGCATCTACTTTAACAAATAATCAAACGTTGTTTGCGGCAAGAATTTCAAATGATGTAATTGGAGTTGCCACTGTTAAAGTTGGACTAGGAACAACTGGATCGTTTGTTGGTGTTGCGGCAACTCAAAGTAACATTAGCACTCTCTTCTTTACTGGATTTGGAACAGGAGTTTATCATAGTTTCAAAACAAATTTCTCTGTTATAACTGCAAAATTAGAGAGAAATTCTGTCACTGTTCAAACTAAACAAGCTCATGGTATTCAAGGGAGACATGAGGTTGATATAGATGTAAGTCCATCAATTTCAACCACTGTTACAGTCAAGTATAATGACTTCAACAGAAGAATTATCGTAAATCCAAAAGATTTTACTGCATCTGGTGTTAACACTTCGACAAATACAATTTCTATTAATAATCATGGATTTGATACTGGTGAAAAGATTATTCACACTGCTTCAACTCCTGCAGTAGGTCTCTCAGATAATAAAATTTATTATATTGTAAAAATTGATAATAATAATTTCAAACTTTCTAACACAGAGTATGAATCAAAATTAGAAAAACCACAGACTGTTGGAATTACCAGTGCCTCTTCAGGGACAATTAATTTAATCAATCCAAAGATTAATGTTTACAAAAATTCAACAGTAGAATTTGATCTTTCGGATTCATCACTATCATATACAAGTCAAGGAGTGATACATCCTGCATTTGAACTTAATTTCTACCTTGACGCAAATCGTAATAATATTTGGAATACAAGTTTTGATAATAGAACTTTTGAAGTTTCAAGAACAGGTAGAGCTGGGATTGACGCTGATGCAAAAGTTTCTCTGTCAGTAAATTCCTCAATTCCTGAGCGATTATATTACTTTTTTGATGTTGTTGAGGAAGGTGATGTTCCTGCCATCAAGAGTGATATTTTTGCTGATGATGAAGTAAAATTAAATAATCAAATTCAGGTAACAGAGAGTCGTTTCAACGGAAGATACGCAGTTTCGATTGGTGCTACAAATTCATTTAATTATTTTGTCAAAGAAATTCCAGAAAAAGTATCTTACGCTGGAACAACATCAAATTTAAATTATACGACAGATTGCACACACACGGATGGTGAAATCAATTCATTTACTGTAATTGATGGTGGAAGTAATTATTACTCTCTTCCTGGTATTTCAACCATTGTTGGGGTAGGAACTACTGATACTGGTTCAGGTGCAATTATTTCAGTTGAGAGTCAATCGATAGGAAAAATTAAAAATACTAAGTTACTTGATATTGGATTTGATTTCCCATCAGACCTAACTTTAAAACCAAGCACAAATATTCCTCAAATAGTTGAAATTGAAGCATTAAGTTCTCTTGATTCAGTTGGTATTGTTTCTGCGGGAAGAGGTTATACTGTTGCACCAAAACCTGTTGTAATTGATGCAGTTACTAAAAAATATGTCAAAGAAATTGATCTTGTATATGAATTAGGTGATACAAATGTAAAAATACTTAATAATGCTAAAGGAATTAATAATGTAATTCCAACTATACTTCCAAGTCAAAATAGTAATGGAATTGGTATTGGAACTGTTGGATTTAACACTGTCACTCAAAACGTAACAATTGGACTAAACACTGGTTTTAGTAGTGGAGAAACTTTCCCACTTAGTGTTGGAGATAAAGTTCTTATTGAAGGTGTCAGTGTCGGCGTTGGATCAACCGGAATTGGTTATAACTCTGAGGGTTATGATTTTAAGTTGTTTGAAATCACAGAGGTTGATGAAAACTTGGGAGGAATTGGTAATGTTACTTATAGTCTGGCAGGCGAACTTCCAAGTGGAGTTCTTATTCCTGGTGATTATGATCGCGAAAACTCTGTTGGCGCACGCATCATTCCAGAGAGATTTTTCCCAACGTTTAATGTAAATATTAGACAAAATCAATTCTTCAATGGAGAATTTGTAAAGAGTAAATCTGCAGAGGGAGAAGTAAATTTCTATGACGAAAAAACTAGCACATTAAGAATTGAGTCAAAAGAAACTTTTATTGAAAATGAAATTATTACAGGATCTGCCTCAAGAACTCAAGGAATTGTAAAGTCTGTAAGGTCATATGAGTCCTATCTTAAGATGGGATCTATGTCCAAGACTTTAAGAGGACATCAAGATGACTCTGGTTTCTTAAACACTAACACTCAGAGAGTTCAAGACAGTGACTATTATCAAACCTTTGCATACTCTCTTAATTCTAGAGTTCCACTGGAAACCTGGAATGACGTTGTTTCATCAACCAATCATGTTCTTGGATATAAAAAGTTTGCTGATTATCAATTAGAAAGTGTTTCGAGAGTTAATGTAGGAATATCTACAGACCAAACAACAGTTGATCAAATTATTGAGGCAGTTGGATTTGGTGATTTGAATTGTGTATATGACTTTGATCTTGTAAGCGAAAACTTCTTGAATGTTGATGCAAGAGTGTTATCCACTGAAATTAGATTCTCAAGCAGAATTCTTCAAGACTTCCTTGAGTCTGTTGGAAATAGAGTTCTATTAATTGATGATGTAAGTAGTCAATTTAATAGTGACCCAAGACCAACTGCTTTTAGTATTGCTAATACCTTTACTCTCTCTTCAAGGAGAGCTATGAAGTACATCACGTATGTAAGAGATACAAGGTTTACTGCACAAAGACAGTTAATGATTGTTGATTTAATTCATGATGGTTCTCGTGGTTATATTAATCAATATGGTAGAGTTGAAAGCACTTATGATCAGGGATCATTTGACTTTACCGTTTCTGGATCAGATGGGCAGTTGCAGTTCTTCCCAACAAAGTTTAAGGTAAATGATTATCAAATTGCTGCTATCTCTTACAACTTAGATGATAATTTATTGAGCACTGGAACCACTGCGGTTGGACCATCTATCATTAACACTGATAGTAAAACAATCGGTTCCGGGATCGGAGCCACAACAATCGTTAGTATTGCTAGCACTCATAATTCTGTCAAAGTGTTAGTCGAAATTTCCCCTGATATTAATACCACTGAATTTGAATATAATAATCTTAACATCGTTCACAACGGAACTGATATTGAAATACTTGAATATGGTCAACTGACAACCACTGTTGGTGATGATGCTGAAGTGGGTCTGGGCACTTATAGTGCAGCGATTAACGGATCAAACCTTGAAGTTACGTTCCATCCTAACTCCGATGTTGGTATTGGTACAACTGGCGTAGTTAATACAATTCAAGTGGGTCTGGCAACAGCAGGTATCACTGGTATCGGCACTTTCAATATGAAACATGCCAGAATTGAGTCAAGAACCACTAGTATTACTTCTTCAAGCTCACCTGGAATTCACACTGTAGCATCTTATCCTGATACTTATGATGTTGCATATTTTGTTGCTCAAGTTGCAGATACGTCAAATAATCAGTATCAGATGTCAGAGATTATCGTTGTGGATGATTTTGTAAGCGGTGGAAGCACACTTGAAACTTACGATACTGAGTTTGGTGAAGTAGGTACATCCGTTGGTCTTGGAACTTTTGGTACAAGAGTTTCTACTGCTGGAACTACTGAATTAATGTTTACACCTTCAGCAAGTATTAATACGGTTGTTAATGTTTACATGAATGCACTGAGACATCAAGATGATGATAAAGATGAAATTGATTTTAACAACGCAGTAATTGAATCAGGTTTCGCAACTTATGAAGGAACTGAGAGAGACATCAAGAGAGCATTTGAATTAAAACATGAAACAAACAAAATTTTTGAAAGATCGTTTGAGGGAAATGACTCAAGTATTGTAAATCTAACAAACAACACCATCACTCTTCCTAATCATTTCTTTGTAAGTGGAGAAAAAATTGAGTATAAGCACGCTGGTGCAGGATCTACTCAAGCGATTGGTATTGCTTCTACATCATTTGTAGGAATTGGAACCACTACCTTGCTTCCAAGTGAAGTATTTGTAGTTAAGGTCAATGATGATAAAATCAAAATTGCATCTAGTGCCGAAAATGCTCTTAAAGCAATTCCAGAATCAGTTGACTTAACAAGCGTAGGAATTGGAACTTCGCATAGATTTGTATCAACAAATCAAAATGCTAAAGGATTAATAGCGATTGACAATATCATTCAATCTCCGGTTGTATCTACTGCTATAACAACAACACTCGCTGATCAATTGTTTACTACAGATGATACATTAAAATTGACAGGGATTTCCTCAATCACTGGAAGTGATCTCATTCAAATTAATAATGAAATTATAAGAATTGACTCAGTTAATACTGTAGACAATGAAAATACTTTGGTTGTAAGAAGAGGATGGTTAGGTACTGGAGTTGGTTTTGCTGCAACAGGAACTCTCGTAACTAAGGTTACTGGTAATTACAATATTGTAGATAATGTGTTGCATTTTATAGACGCTCCATTTGGTAATAAACCAAAGGGTGGTGATACAAATCCACCTGACCAAAGAGATTTTACAGGCATCACAACCAGTTCAAGTTTCCAGGGTAGAATATTCTTAAGAAGTGGTGCCACAGATAGCACAAATGACACTTATAGTGAAAATTATATCTTTGATGATATTGCTCAAGAATTTAATGGTGAGAAGAAAGAATTCACTCTTAAAAGTGATGGATCAAATGTAACTGGAATTGCAACTGAAAATGCAATCATCCTCGTTAATGATACTTTCCAAACACCTGGAGGGATAACTGGTGTTATTCCCCCCGAACTACAAACAAGACAATATACTCTTGCGGAAAACGCTGGAATCACATCAATTTCATTTGTAGGTGCTGCAGTCTCAAACTCTGCTGATGTTAGAACCTCAACAGTTCCTGTGGGAGGAGTAATTGTATCAGTTGCTTCAAGTGAGGGATTTGGTTATCAACCTCTAGTTGCTGCAGGAGGCACTGCCATAGTTTCTATTGCTGGAACTATTCAATCGATTAGTATTGGAAATAGTGGTTCTGGATATAGAGCAGGAATTCAAACCACAGTTAATGTAGGGGTCGCAACTACTTCTCTATCTGGATCTAATAGAGTAAATATTGGAACCGCAACGATAAGTGGTGGAAATATTGTAAGTATCGCCATTACAAATCCAGGGATTGGTTATACATCAACTGACGCTCCTTTGGTTATTATTGATGAACCTTTAAGTTACAGTAATATTCCATTAATTTATAGTTCTACTTCTTCTGGTCTAGGAACTGGTGCAAAAGTTGATGTGGTTGTTGGACAAGGTTCAAGTGTAATTGACTTTAAGATAAGCAACACAGGATTTGGTTATGGTAATAATCAAACTTTAACAGTTGCGATTGGTGGAACCATCGGTATTCCAACTGACACGTCTAAAACATTTGAAGAGTTTAAGATTGATATTGATGAAATAGCAAGTGACAAGTTTAATGGATGGTCTCTCGGTGTTCTGCAAGTGCTTGATAATGTTGAAAGATTTATCGACGGGAAGAGAACTAACTTCCCAATTGAGGTAGATGGTGTTGTTACTTCAATTGCAGCTGCGAGAGGATCAAAAGTAAATATACAGGATGTTCTTATTATTTTCGTAAATAATATTCTTCAGGTTCCTGGTAAGGGTTACATATTTAATGGCGGTTCTCAAATTGAATTCACAGAGGCACCAAAGATTGGTGACACTATTGAAATTGTTTTCTACAAAGGAACTGGTGATAAAGATGTTGTTCTTAGAGAAATTATTGAAACTGTGACAGAGGGTGATACTCTCCAGATTCAAAATAATGACATCTTTACAAACGAAAATAAGAGATCAGTGAATTTTGTATCTGGAACTGATATTGCAGAAACAAATCCATATTCTGGTCCAGGCAATATTCAAGATACCTCTTTACTTAGACCAGTTGTTTGGTGCAGACAAACTGAAGACAAAATTATTAATGAAAAAGAGGTTGGTAAAGACAGAGAACTTTATGAACCAGTGATAAATCCAACAGCACATATTATTAAAACCGTTGGTGTTGGTGCAACTCAAATATTTGTTGATACACTAAGACCACTCTTCAATATATTCAATGAGGTTGCAACTTTACCAAAAGTAAACACTCTTTCTTTCCAAGACAAAGTTAAATTTATTCCACAGGATGACAAAGTTTCTGCTGCAGGAACAGCAATTGTTTCTATTGCAGGAACAATTACCTCTGTTGCAATATCCACTGGTGGTGTTGGTTACTCAACTGCACAAGTAAGTTTTGGAAGTACAAATGGAGTTGGTATTGGAACCACTACCACCGCTCTTGGAACTGTTACAATTGGTGCGGCAGGGACAATTACTGGTGTAGCAATCACTAATCCAGGTCTTGGATATACTCAAACTAATCCTCCTCTGGTTCTGTTCAGTCCTCCGACAAGAGGTGTTGAAGAAAACTCGGTAAATTCATTCAACGGTGATAATGGCGTAATTGTTGGTTTTGGCACCACGTCCGTGGGAATTGGAACCACACAATTCATATTTGATTTACACATCCCTCTTGATTCTTTCTTAAGAAATGTTGGTTACAATACTAGCATTGTTTCCACCGCAGTTACTGCGAGTTCACTTAACACTGGTGATTACTTCATGGTATTTAATTCAAATGTAGGATCTGCAACTACATCGATAACATCACTTGATACTTCAGGCAATACTGTTGGGATTGGAACTTCAAATATTGATAATATATACTTTGTTCAAAGTGCTGAGACTGTATACAGACCAACTGGAGTTAATTCCGAAGGTGTGGGTATTGGAACTTCTCATATTACCAGAGTATTTGTAAATGTAAATAATAATTTCCCGTATGGATCTGGTATTCAAACATCTAACTCATTTGGTGAATTTAGTTGGGGAAGAATTGATCTAGCATCTAGATCTAAAGTTACTTCATACACTGCATTTACTTTAGGAGGTATTGGTGGTATTTCTACTTCTACTTTCGTTCAGAGATCTAAATCATTGAAGTCAAAAGATTATGACATTTGACCCTAATAAATAAAGAAAAAACTGTGTCCAATGGCTGCAATTATAACTGATCAAATTAGGATATTAAACGCTAAGAATTTTGTTGCAGGTGTAACCACGTCTACTAATGCATACTATTCTTTCATTGGATTGACGAATGCAACTGATTTCAGTTCAACTTGGGATCAAGATCCACCCTCACCAAAAGATAGTTTTGATGAGGAAAATCAATATTGGGACTCAATGGTTGCTCTTAAAAAGATCAACTCATCTGACGTAAGGCAGGTTGTTACAAAAAGAAATTGGTCTTCAGGAACAACCTATGACATGTATCGCCATGATTATAGTAGAACAAAAACTGCTGCTGTAAGTGGTGCCACTAATCTATACGCTGCATCATATTATGTAATTAATAGCGATTTTAGAGTTTATATTTGTATACAAAATGGCACCACTCCAGATACACCCAATGGAGCACCATCTCTCGATGAACCAACTCATATCGATTTAGAACCAAGAGCAGCTGGAACAAGCGGCGATGGATATCTTTGGAAATATCTATATTCAATTAAACCAAGTGATATTGTAAAGTTTGAGGCAACTGCTTTCATGCCAGTTCCTTTAAATTGGGAAACTGGTACTGAAAACGAACTTGTTAGAAATAATGCCGTAGATGGTTCAATTAAAGTTGCAACTATTACTGATAGGGGTGTTGGAATAGGACCTGTTGGCGCTACAAGATATGCTAACGTTCCAATTAAGGGCGATGGAACTGGTGCAGAATGTACAATTGTTACGACAAATGATCAAAGGGTTGATTCTATCACGATAACCAACCAAGGTTCTGGTTATACTTTTGGTAATGTAGATTTAGAGGCAGGAAACGTTCCTACTGGCACGACTAGACCCACATTTGACGTTATTATTTCTCCTCAGGGAGGACATGGTGCTGATATTTACAGAGAATTGGGAGCAACAAATGTTCTCTTATATTCTCGAATCGAAAATGATAATGAAAATCCTGATTTTATCACCGGTAATCAAATTGCAAGAGTTGGTCTTGTTGAAAATCCTAGAACGACATCAAACACACTTTTATCCGCTGATAAAGCAAGTGCTGTTGGTGCTTTAAGATTAGCAGGGGCAGGATACAGTTCTGCTGCATTTACTGTCGATTCATATTTTACCCAAACTGTTTCTACAGGGACAACTGCTCAAGGAAGGGTGATTAGTTATAATCAAACAACTGGTGTATTGAAGTATTGGCAAGATAGAACAGTTGCTGGATTTAATACAGTTGGAACCGCTCAAACAACACCAACTTATGGGTTTGATTTGACAGAATTTACGTCTGCTCCAAGCACTGGTGGTAGTTTGACTATTACCCCAACATCTGGTGTTGATTTGCAAATTGACTCCAACTTTAGTGGTATCCAAACAACAATAAATAGTAGGACATATAATCTTGGTCTTACTTTTACGGATGGTATTGCACCTGCAGAAGTGAAAAAATATGCAGGAAACATTGTTTATGTTGATAATAGACCATCAATAACAAGGTCATCAAACCAAAAAGAAGATATCAAAATTGTTTTGCAGTTCTAAAGAATTATGCCACAGCAGACGAACCTCAACGTAGCACCATATTTTGATGACTTTGATGCATCTAATGATTATCATAAGGTGCTGTTCAAACCTGGATACGCAGTCCAGGCTAGGGAATTAACATCTCTTCAATCGATTCTGCAAAATCAAATCGAAAGATTTGGTCAGCACTTCTTTAAAGAAGGAGAAAAGGTTATACCTGGTAATACTGGTTATAATAGAATATATAATTGCATTCAATTAGTCAATACATTTCAAGGAGTTCCAGTTTCTGCATACGCGGAACAGTTAGAGGGAACTCAAATCACAGGTTTGACCTCTGGTGTAACGGCATATGTTGATAAGGTTCTTTTGCCTGAAGATTCTGAACGAGGAAATCTCACTCTTTACATTAACTATTTAAAATCAAGCACTGCAAATAATTCGACTGAAGTTTTTAGTGATGCAGAGGAACTTGCTTGTAATGAAATTATTTCTTCTGGTCTTTTAGGAAATAGCACAATTAGTGCTGGTGCTCCATTTGGTGTTACTTTGTCAAATGATGCAGCACAAACTGGATCGTCATTTCAAATTCAAAATGGTGTTTACTTTATTAGAGGTTTCTTTGTAAACGTTGATACTGAAACTTTATTACTTGATCAATACGGAACGACTCCTAGTTATAGGATTGGTCTATTTGTTGATGAGCAAGTAATTACTTCAGATTTAGACGAAACTCTTAACGATAATTCTCAAGGATTTAATAATTATGCTGCACCAGGTGCAGATAGACTTAAAATTAGCACTTTTCTTATTAAAAAATCTCTTGATGATTTAGATGATGGTTCTTTTGTTGAACTTGGTGTAGTAGTAAATGGAGTTCTAAGAGCAAAAGTCAAAAAATCTGGTCTTGGTAATGGTGTTGGTTATCAAGATATTACTGATGTTCTCGCTAGAAGAACATTTGCAGAATCTGGAGATTATTATGTGACACCTTTTGATGTCACCATGAAAGAGTCCTTGAATAATAATAGGGGAAATGGTGGTATATACAATGCTGGACAATTTACATATGGTGGTTCTGTACCATCTGATGACCTTGCATTGTATAGAGTTTCTGCTGGTAGAGCATTTGTAAGAGGATATGATATCGAAACTCTTAATGCGACATACCTTGATGTAGATAAACCAAGAACCACAAAACTTATAGAAGATCAATCGATCATTTATAATACAGGATCAACACTTAGACTCAATAACGTTAACAGAACACCATCTGTTGGTATCGGAAGCACTTATGTATTGAGTTTAAGAGATCAAAGAGTGGGTCCAGATGTTGATAATGAGAGTGCTCCTGGAAATGAAATTGGATTAGCAAGAGTCTATGATTTTAGAATTGAATCAGGTGCTTATGATAGTGCAAATGCAGATTTAAATCAGTGGGGTATTTCTCTCTACGATGTTCAATCATTTACCACACTAACATTAAATCAAGCAACTAGTCTATCCATTCCAACCTTTGTTAAAGGTCAAAGAAGTGGTGCAACTGCATTTATCAGATCTGCAGTATCTAATAGTAAAACAGTTACTTTATATGAAACTCAAGGAGAGTTTATTGCTAACGAACCACTTTTCTTTGATGGTATTCTTAATGGAAGAATCGCCATTGCTGCCACCGCTCATGGGATTGGCGATGTAAAGTCTGTTTTTGGAACTACAGATGGAACAACTGGAATTCATACTTTCAGTGGAGATACCGTTCAGTCTGTTTCTTTAAATGTTGGAGTTGCCACGATTACTCCAAGAGATCAAGGTGGTATAAGCACGGTAAGAAGCACAAATCCACTATTCCCTGGGACTGCATTAAAACTTGGAAGTTTAATTCAATATAGTGATCTTAATGCTGTTGTTGG